TCGCTCTCTTCTTTGTTTTTATCCGTGATATAATATTCTTTATCTGCGTCTCAAGTACTATCTTCTATTTCCTTTTCCGTTGGTGGCAACGAGGGTTCAGGTACGAATCCATCCGCCCCACCTCCAAACTGTTGCACCATACTTTCATCAATATTTATTTCTTCATTTTCTTCTTCAATCTCCTCTTCTTCTGCATCTTCTATTTCATTTTCAGTAGGAACGCCATCGCCATATTTAGGTGCGTCAAATATTTCTTCTTTGTGCGAATCTGTTTTAAACCCTACATCGCTCGAAAATGGATAATTGCCGCGAATAGCTTCTTGAATGTCTTCACTTGCGAATATTAATCTATAATCCTGATATTCTTCGCTTTCGCCGTATATATCATCAATATTATTAATAATTTTATTATTTTTAATATTAATTAATTTTATTATTATATTATTTTGATTGTTATATCATTTTTTTCAAATTTTCTCTGCAACTAAAGTTTGAAATTTGTCAGAAATGATAGGTTTATTTTCAAATTTGATAATGGTTTTATATAATTGTAATGTTAAATTCTTTGTAGAATCTAATTTACCTAAAAATTCTGGTCTTAAATATTTTTTTGAATTATATTCAACATCTAACATTCTTGTTGCTATTAATGGTTTATTGTTTCTAAATATAAAATACATTTTTTGATACATAAATTTTGGAATTAAATACGTATCTTCGTTTATTTGTTTAATAATATTTAATTTAACCGCTTTCTTTAAAGCTTCTATATTTGTTTTTATGCTGTTGTCTTTATGCTTGTTAAATTCTTGAATTAAATATTTAAAAATTCGATCTATGCTTGCTTGCGGAAATTCTTCTTTTATTCGTTCGGGAGTTTCATTTAGGCATGTTGCTGTGCCTTCTTGCAAGAATCCTATACCCACTGTTATAGAATTAATTAAATCTCGCTCGTTTTCCGTTAGATAAAAATTGCTACAAATTGTTTCTGTTTGCAAATCTTTTTCTTTATTATTTTTTTGAATTTCTTTCAAGCTATTATTAAAATCTATAAGTAAAAAAATATTTGCTCAATTTCTGCGTTCTTCTTCGCTTTGAATTTCACTTTCTTTCTTTCATATATCATTAAAGTCTTTTATGGAAATTATATTTCCAAGATTATTTATTATTTTAATATTATAGCTTTTACTATTTAACCAAAATTTTCATTTTTTTGCGGCAGATGGATATTGTATTGAATCGGATAAAATTGGGACTTTATAATAAATAGATAGCGTTTTGTAAATAGTAATCATTGCATCAGGATAGTTAAATGCATCAAAATTTTCTATACCATGTATTTGGACGTGTGTTCCTAGCTTTTTATATGTAGCTAATCAAATAACCTCATAGTTATTTGAGACTTTATTTGATACTTTAAAAATCCAATCGTGGTCTTGTATGCGATTAATATAAATATTTTTATCGCTATTTATTAAAAAACCAACGTGCTGTCCGCTATTTATTAACTTCTCGATATGCTTTTTACTATTGATTTTATTATATTTACCTGTATCATCAATAATAGGATTTTCATTTAATTGTGATCAATTAACTTTTAAAGGTTTAAGTCTAGTTGGTATAATTGGTCGTTGAACTTTTTCTTTCAAATGAAGTTCTTTTTCTTCGGCATCTTTTTCAATCTCTTCTATTTCTTCTGTATCAACAGCTAAAAACGTTGCATTTTTATCATTAATTTTCTCGCCCGGATAAGGTTTGATATTATAATTTAATGGAAATTCAGAAAGCCCTTTACCGACAGCTGTCGCTTTACTATCAATTGAAGTGTCATATTTTTCTTCTAATGCCGCTAAATCTACGTTGTCTTGACTATGATAATTTTCTCAATCAGAATCATATTCTGCTTCAAAATCTTTTTTAAATTTTTCATCCATACTTTATTAAAACCTTTTCCTTTTAATGCTTATTTATATATCGTTAATCTTACCAATTAGAGAAGGATCTTTGCATTTCTCTTGGAATTAAATGCGAATATTTATTTAATACAAAGTACTTCATAGTCTCGTCAAGGATATAAGCTATTTGATCATTTTTACTTTTTGTTCTAAACTGATCAATAAAAGTATGGACCATTTGTTCTTGGTAAGCTTTTTGATTATTTTCAGCTAAAGCCGCTATTTCAGGGTTTCCTATATTGCCCCAAGGAATTTTACAAATTATTTTAAATTCACATTCATCTTCTTCTTGAATTATTGGTAAATCTCCTGAAGGCGACATTATAATAGTATTTTCTTCATATCTATTAAACCTAAATTTTTCTAATATATTTTCATTGTTTCCTGGATCAGTCATATATAGGGTTTTTAGTCTCGGGATTAAGATCTTTGAACACTTTAACCTGTCACTAATCAGCAAATTATTTGCATAAATTATCCCTTTAGAATCCTTATGCAAATTTATAATTTTTTCTACCATTTCAACTAAAGAAGGTACTGTCATTTCAATGTTTTTTTTATTTAATGAACCTACATTAATAATTTTTGAATATTGTTTCATTATTGCTCCTTGATTACTGTTAAAGATTTAAGATTCCAAGAGTCTCCGGCTCCCCATTTATTCTTTTGGGCCAAAAATACAATAGTATTATACTTTTGAAGGCTTGCAAATACTGTATGGCCTATTTTTTTAATGTCTTTTTCCCACACAAAGACGTCTAAAGCACCTTGCATAATAGAATCAATTTGCATAAAGAAAAACTTCTTACCTGTTTTTGTTGTTTTTTCCATAATTTTAGTTATCAATCCTGCGTCATAATCTTTTCCGTTTCTAATTTTTGGATTTAATCTAATCTGCATTAATTTTATACGGAGCTTTTCAGCTGGGTTGGGACTAAAAGCCGAGCCCAATGCGTCAATTTCTGAAGCATAAAAGAAACTATCGATAATATTATTATCATCTACGTCTTTAATAATAGCTTCATCTAATTCCATAGGCCTATATTTAGCCCTTTTTCCTTCCTTTTGCTCTTTTACAACTCGATAATTTGTCTTTTCTTTCATAATTAAAATTTTAGCCCTAGCTTCTTGCCTTGTCAACCCAAAGCTATCAAACATACCTATATTAGCCATTGTTAATAAAGCTCTTTTATTAATCGCAGAAAGTTTATTTTCTGCTAAATAATCAATAAAAGTATCAAACTTTTTAAACTTCACGTCGAACAATGTATTTAATGCTATTGCAGCTTTTTCACCAATTCCTTTTACTTGAGATAATCCAATATAAATAATTCCGCAGCTAGGATCTTGCTCATCCATTTTAAACATACAATTTTCGTATAGATTGGAAAGCTGCGGCGGCACTATCTTAATCTTTAATCCTCTTTCTTTAATCTGCTTAATAATATTTCCTAGTTTATCAAAACTTTCGTTTAATACAGAGGTATACCAATAACCAGGAAAATATGTGCTCATAAACATTGTTTGAAATGCCAAAATAGAATATGAAAAACTATGACTTAAATTAAAACTATAATCTGAAAAGCTCTCCATCATATTCCACAATGAAATTAGGCTGTCTTCGTTTAAATTCTTTTCGACGCCTTTTTCAATAAACTGATTATAGAACTCTTTTTGAAGCTTATTAAATTTTCGTTTATTTTTTTTCTTCATAATTTGGCCGGTTTTGAGGAACTTTCGAAAGCCGTTTAATTGACCTGGGTCAAAATCCCCAATGTCTCTGCCGATTTTCATCACAGTTTCTTCATATACGAAAATGCCATAACTTTTATCCATATGCGGACCGATAATATCCCAAATATTTTTATCGAACTCTTTCCCAATATCATTAGGATTAAATTTATTTTTAATAACTTTTTCGTGAAGTCCGAAACCTAACGGGCCAGGCCTGTATAATGCGTTACAAATAGATAATTCGAATAAACTTTCTACCTTAAGATCTTTTAAAATCTTTGTCATACCAGATGAATTAAACTGAAAGATCCCCTCTGTATAACCTTGGCGAAAATTTTCAAATACGTGTTGGTCATTGAAATTGATGTTCGACGGATGAATCTTATTATAAAATTCATTTTTATCATTATCAAAATCTTCTGCCGCTCTATCAATAACTTCATGCAGCTGCCTTAAATTTGCCAATCCTAAGAAATCAAATTTAATTTTACCAATTGATTCTAATTCGGTTAAGCTGCCACTTTCAGAATAAGCTGATGCAAAATCTGCAATATCATTTCCTATTAATGGAATGAACGGAACAATTTCATCATTTTTGTCTAATAATAAAACACCGCCAGCATGAACAGAAAGAAAATTTAAATTACCATTTAATTTTAATAAAATAGTTTTTAAATCCAAATCTTTTTCATCACCGACGTTGATTTGCCAATCATCAATTATTTGTTTAAAATATTTATCCTCTAAAATGTCATGGATCGTTACACTCAAAAGATTATAATTAGCATCGATGTGTTTAGAGATTGTTTCGGCCGAGTTTAAGGAACTTTTACCTACGTTAGGGTATTCTATATCTAAAACCCGCCAAACCGTCTTAATCAAGCTCTTTGTATGCAGCATGCCTTTGTTTGAGATAAGCACGGCATCATGATTTGGAAATAGCTCTTTAATAATATTAATCGTTGTTTTGCGATCCATTACATCTACATCGATATCTGGCGCATCCAAGCGGGTCTCATCGAGAAACCTGGAAGAAAGAAAGCCTGTTTTAATCGGGTCTGCCGTTGTAATTTCTAATAAATAATTTGTTAAGAAGCTACCGCCTGAGCCTCGACCAGGGCCGTGATATACATTCTTTTCTCTCATGGTTTGTAATACACGTTGGACAACAAGAAAGTACGCCGCAAAATTTTTATTTTTAATAATTTCAAGTTCGTTTTTTAATCTATCTGCATATTTTTTTGGATTATCAAACGTATGATAAAACTTTTTAAAACCTTTTAAGCATTCTTGTTTTAATTGTTCATCAATATCTTCATCAAAATATTGCTTCATTGTATTTAGTTCTTGCTTTGCTTTTAATGAAAATTTTGTAATACTATGTGCAATATCAATTGTTGTTTTGCATGCATTTTCAAATATATCTTCGGGAATAATTTCATTATGCCCGTTTTCATAATAAGTTTCTAATAAAGTCTTATTTGTTTTAAAATAAATATCAACTTGTTCTTCAGAACTATTTCTTTTACTATTAATAATATTAAATTGTTTTAGCGCAACCTTCCAATTTGCGGCCATTGTGATATCTCTTAAATAAGAGTCTTCTTTATCAATATAATGACTATCGCTTGTAACTACGGCCTTTTGGTCTTTATACTGATTCATAAACTTTACTTGTAATTCATTCATAAGCCTTTGTTTTGGATGATTTAGCGTTTGAAACTCAAAATAATAGTCTTGCCCGAACGTTTTTCTTAGCCAGTCTACTCTTAATTTTGTTTCTTTTAAATTATTATCAAATAATGCTGGGGCAAAAGCGTATGAACCTAAACACGCATTTAATGCAATTAAATTTTTAGGATTAACTTCTTCAATAATATCAGGAGTTATTAAAACATACCAACGTTTAATTCTACTAACAAATACTTGCTTACGCTTAATTGCTATATTATTAATTCTAACAAGTTCTTTATAACCTTTTTTATTCTTTGCTAATAAAACTAAATGATACCTAGAAGGTTGTTTAATATCTTTATTTTGCCATTTTTTTAATTCTTTTTCTGTTGTCATATAAATCTCGTTACCAACAATACTATTCACATCATTTTCTTTGCAAGTTTCAAGAAAATTGACGGTTGAGCCCATGTAGCCATGCTCCGTCATACTTAGATATGGCTCCATACTTTCTTTTTTAATAGTATTAATATAATCTTGGTAGTCAACGTGTGAATCGAGCAGTGAAAATTGACTGTGGCTATGCAAGTTTACATAATTTATTTTTTCTATCATTTTAGCTCCTTTAATAACATTATTTTAATTAAATATAAGAAATTTAATTGTAAATAAAAAGGCCTAATTAAAGGCCTTAAAGTTTTATCTGTATCTTGTATCAAATCTACAATCGCAAGCTTCTTCTTTTTCTTCTAAAATTTTGCGTTTATAGATTTCATTGATACAAGGTATTTAAAGTGTTCCTTGCTATCGCCAAATGGATTTTCTATATTTTTGCCATTCAAAGATACAGTTTCGATTTCTAACCCATATTTTTTGGGATCGTTTAATCATTTTTTTCATACAGAAGTTGCTTGTTCAGTTTGTTCGGAATCCGTAATAATTGGTACACCTGTTCTATTAGATATAGCCAAATAAAGTTCTAGCATTAAATCAGGATAGAGCCTTTCAAATTTTTCTGTATAAATGGGCTGCAAATATGATTTATTAAAATAATTAATTGCTTTCATGTTTGTTGCTCCAACAATTCGATCGTCTTTTAAAGCAAAACAAATGCCTCCAAAATTTCTATTTGTAATTTTATAAATATTTTTATTGACTTTAACGATTCTATTATAAGAAATAGCTTTTTTGATTACTTTCGCTAAATTGTGATCAATAGAGCTTATTTGTAAAGTTATTTTAATAGGGTCTTTCAAATTAACATCGGTTGTTTTTTTATCGAGTATTTCCTGCTTAAAAACATATGGGCCTTCATTTAAATTTATAAGTTCTATTCTAATAATTTCTTCTTTTATAAAGTCTTTCAACTCTGCTTTGGTTAAGTTATACATTATAATTTTCCTGTCTGCTTAAATAATTGATATTCTTTAATCGCGCTTTCTGCAATTTGATCATATAAGTTTTCTTGTCATTGATCTATATCAGGATTATTAGTAATATAGGATGTTAAATTATTAAAAACAAAAAGAAATGCCGGGGTCGGTAGATTAACCTTATCCATAAATACGCCCGGCGTTTCTTTTTTCATTTCATCTGTCAAAATTCCACCATTCAAAAAGAAATATTTTAATGCAAAAAAGTATAAAACATTTGAAAAATGATTTGAAAAATGTAACATGAAATTTGTATATAATTCGTTTTTATTATTTATAAAATCTTTAAACATTTTTCTCAATTATTTTTAATACTTCTGGCCCAACAATACTCCAATCCACAAAAGGTCTCGTCTCTTGGGAATGGATCAATGGAGTTCCAAAAGCTGCATCATCGACATAAAGCTGTGCAAATACTTTGGGGCTTGTTGTCCATTCGCTTTGTCTTGGATTAGTATTAATGCCATAAAACTTAATTCCATTTTCTTCGCAATAATCTACTGCTTCTTGTAAAGCTTCTCCGCTTCTCATTGTGAATAAAATTAAGCTCGCGCCTGCTTCCTGCCAAGACTTAAGCCATTTAAAAGCACCAATATCTTCTCCTACAAATGGATACTTATGCTGTACAATCGTGCCATCAAAATCTACACAAATTTTCATATATTATTCCTTTATAAAATGTCTAATTAAATTATGCTTTTCTAAATAATCTTTAATAGAACCTTCATCATAAAAATGATTAAAAGATATTATTGTTGTCATTTTTCAAATCAATGCTAATTCATAACTAGTTATATCTTTCTCTGGTTTAAATTCAAAACCAAAAATTGTTAAATTAGTATCATCTGAATACGTTGATTTGACAACGCACATTCCCGAATTATTTATTCATTGACCATCGTCGCGAACATGCATATCGTTATTAACATAGAGCGGATCTTTATTCATTTGATAGTTCTTTTACATCTTCTTCTTTAAGTACATCAATAAACTTTGTCTGCTTGACACTTGTTACTTCAAATTCAATATTTGGGTTCTTCAAGCTATTAATAATATTTACTTCTGCTTCTGTACAACTTAGAGCGTGAGTTAAATAAGCTTCTTTTTGTTTCTTAATAGCAACTTCGCCATTTGGCTTTTCAATTTCAATTTGAAATTCTACTCGTACTTCGTAATATTCGTAATTCTGTTCCATTTTTACTCTCCTAATTTTACTAATTTGTTTATTCTAGTTAACATTTGTTCATTTTTTCTGAATCGTCTCTTTACTAATGGAATTGATACCATTTCTCATTTACTCTTTTCTGTCTTATAAACAACGCCCGTTGAGTTATTCATTTTTATTAAAAATAATTCATCTGTTTCCTGCATCGCTACTATTGCATCTGTGCACTTAGCCATAAAATCATCAAATTTACTAAAACTTTTCTTTACTTTCCTTAAATTTTCTGAAATTAATTCTACTTTATACTTTTTCACAAGCCCTCCTTAAAAATTAATTAAAAAGTTCGTCAATTTTTGACACATGATCTTCCTTTTGTTTTCCATTAATTTTTGCGTTTTTTTGGTATGTTCCTGATAAAATATCTTTTGTTGAATTAATATCCATTGTATTAACTTTTATTTCAACAATAGATGTGTCCATATATACTGGATATAATAATCCATCACGTCCCGCTCGATTCTTTGCAATAAACATTGTTCCTTGATTTTCCAATCGTTGATCAATGCGTCTTGCCAGTGTAACAATAACATCTGAAATCATAACTTTATTAAAACTTTCGGCAATATCTTCTATTCCAATATAATCATTAGAAACACTGCTTCTATTACTCTGGCTGGCCGTTCAAATTGGAATCTGTAATTCGCCAGCTCATCCACGCAGATCCTCGTAAACTTCTTCTAATTGTAATCGCTTTTCTCAATTATTATTGCCAGAAGGCCTTAATAGATCGGCATAATCAATAATTATCATATCCGCTTTGAAACCGGTTGCTTTTAATTTATTTACATAAGCTTTTAATTTAAGAATACTTGCAGATTTTGTTGGATATTCTTGAATTTTTAAGCTTCCCATGCCTTCTCTCATAGACATTAACTTTTCTTTAACATCGCTTCTAAAAAAAGGAATTTTATCGATGGGATATTTTGTAAACCAAGAATCATAGCGAGTACCGACCGATCTTTTTCCAAGTTCTAAAGTAATATGAACAATGTTTTTACCAGCCTTTACTGCGGCCGCGCCTAAATGGACTAAAACCATGCTTTTACCAGCACCCGGCCCACCAATAATTACCCCTAACTCGTTACCAGCCAATCCGCCTTGCATTTCTTCGTCAATAGTTGGTCAGCCAGTAGAAACAACATTGTATCGTACATTTTCCGCTCTATCATCAAATTCGGATCAATAATCGTGATCTTCGACATCTGTATTTACTTTTTTAACAACATCCATCATTTCATTTTCAATACTATCAAATTGCTCAGATTTTAAATGTCCGGCCATTTTAATTAAAGATTCTTTAATTTTTTGATGCTTGCAAAAAGTAAAAGCGGTATCTTTTACAAAATCTGCATCTGCATTATTCGAGGCTTCTATTGAATTTATAGTTTTGTATAAAAGATTTTGTATATCGACGTCTTTTACTAACTTAACGTAGGTGCTTAAATTATCATATGTTGGTAATTTTTCATATTTTGTAAAATGCATGAGAAGCAATTTATAAACAGATCTGAACATCTTATCTACAAAAAATTCTTCTTTTAAGATTTCAAAAATAGAAAGGAAAAAATGCGTGTCTTCAATTAATAATGAAATTAATTTTGTTTGAAAATCTTTTCCATATTCTGATAATGAAACAACTGTCATTTATTTTCTCCCAAAAGTTTTTCTAACCATAAATTCAGCAAAAGGTATTAAAATTAATTTAAGATTATTTTTTGTAAAATCAAAATTATTAAACGTCTTAAAATACTTTATAATTTCTTCATTATCAAATTTATATTTTCCATTAGCTTCGCAAAAAGCTTTTACTTCTAATGAAGCTAATGCGTGCAAAGGTATGAATAGTTGAATGACTCTAAAATTTTTTAAAATATCATTAATAAATTCTTCTTTGCCATTTTTAATTAAAATTTCTTTAATTAAATTTGGCTTTCATTTTTCTTCTTTATGCAAATGATCAACAAATATCTTTTGAAAAGTTTTAATGCCTAAACCTTTAATTCCATCTATATTATCACTTTTATCTCCTACGATAGCTTTTTGTCAAATGAAATTAAATGGATTTGCTATTTCTTTTGAAATATCTTTTAAGGTTACATAATTTTTTTTTAAATGATTATAAATTATAACATTATCGGATAAAAGCTGATAAAAATCGGCATCCGCCGAAATTATTATAATATTATCTTCATTATGAATTCTTGTTAAATTTGCTATAACGTCGTCGGCTTCTAAATTGTTTATAAAAAGTTGATGGATTGGCAGATTTTTAAATAATTTTGTTTTAAATAAAGTAATTTGCTGTTCAATATCTCCCATATCCATATTGTTTGCTTTTTTCATAGCATTTCTTTGGTTTGAGATTTTATGCCTATTAGCTTTATACTCTTTTAAAATATTTTGTCTGGGTTTTCTGCTATTTTCACCCTCTCAACAAATATAAACTTCATCTGGCTTAAATTTTTGATAAAAAAATGCTATTTGTTTTAAAATTGAAACTTCTACATTGATTTTTGATTTTAAAGCAATGTACTTTAAAGCAACATTTGGGCCGTCGATTATCAAAATTCTATTTTTCATTAATATTATATCTCTTTTGCGCTATTCTTAACTGATCACCAACATCTCTGGTACTTGCAAAAACTAACTTGCGCAATGATGAATCTTTAACGGAAGTTGCCAATAAATCAACTCTATAACAATATAAATTAGTTAAAGCGCCTTTGCCATTTAATATAATTTCATTAATAGCTTCTTGCTCGGCTTCCAAAACGTTAGTTGCTATAACATAAATTTCTGAAAAACTATTAGGATGCATATAACATTTATATAAATTAAGATTCATCAATGGCCTCTTCTATTAATTTTGCTTTTTCGATATTTTCTTCGATGCTTTTTTTAACGACTTTAACAACTTCTGTTACTTCATCGGTCGGATACCATTCCTCGCTGGGCCTACCTAAGACGTCCGTGACGGACCTCAAAGCTCATTGCTTTACATCTTTATTATCTTTAAACAGTTTTGGCCATTCTGATCCTCTAAAAGATAAGACACCTTTGTCATTACAACCCTCTTTATTTTCTCAATTTAAGATTTTTTTATAAGCGCCTGCGCTTGCAATTAATTTTTCTTTTACTAAAAAATCAAAAATCGAAATATTATCTTGAATGCCGTATTCGAAATGTAATGGAATTTTTACCTCTTGCAAAGGTCTTGTAAAGCGGGTTTTTTCAGTTTTTATTCTTATTGTTTGACCAATAATATCACCACCTGTACTTTTTTTCATCTTAGTGCTTTTATAAAGCCTTAAAGAAGCAGAAGCGTGAAATATTTGCGCAGTGCCTGTTGGAATGATAAAACCGTCGCCCAAGAAAGAATTCGAATTGATATCCGTTCTGAGCTGATTTAAAAGAATTAAAGAAAGATTAAATTTACTGATTGCGACTTGAAGTTTTCTCATGCCTTTCGACATTAGTCTTGCTTTTGTGGGATATTGCCTTCCGCCGAAATCATCAGCGTCTTCATCTTCGGTAGATAAAGCTGTCACACTATCTATAACAATACAACCAAATCTGTCTGGATCTTTGGACGCCGCAAGATTATTTAAAAATATTTCTACAATTCTAAAAGTTTCTTCTATTGTATTAATATCTGGAATAAAAACGATTTTAGATGTATCGACACCAATCATTTCTGCAAATTCTAGATTAGTCGCACCTTCTGTATCAATATAAATGGCTATACCGCCTTTGTCAACAACATCTTTAATAGTATGTCAGGCAAGCAAACTTTTTCCAGCCCCACTTTCGCCATTCATTAAAGTAATTCTGCCTGCGGGCACTCCACCACGATTACCTTCCGCTCCTAGCTCTCCTCTCATAATAAGATCTACTAAAGTTGACCCTGTTGAAAATCATTGTTTGACTTCTAACGGATCATCTTCCTTCATATTATAAGCTACGGTTCGATTCATTTGCTCGTTGATATTTGCTTTGATATCCGAGAGCAAGTCTGCAGACTTGCTCTCTTCAATCTGTTTCTTTTTTTTTGCCATATTAACAACCTTTAATTATTGAATAAATCTTCGATTTCATCTTCAATATTAGGTGTTTCTTCGCTCGCAGCCGGAGCAGGTGGGGTTGCCACTTCCTTCTTAGGCGCAGGCGCAGTTTCTTCGAGCATAGATGCTACCTTATCTTCTTCTTTTTGCTCATCTGAAGTATTATCAGATGTAATAAAAGTCTTCATAGCTTTAATTGCATCTTCCTTGGATGTTGGCTTATTGTATAAGGTTGCGATATCTGGGCATGTATCAAGAATTGCATCAATTTCTGCTTGCGAAGGTGCAAGTGGCAAAGGATTCTGCAAAGTCTTGACATCATAGACTACGTCTACTTTCCCATAAATTAGGCCATTAGTTCCTGGCGGCGTCTTTTCTACAATAAAATCTGGCGCCGAATTAGGGTCTGTAATATCACCCAATTCCTGAGTGAATCCTAGAATCTTCTCGTAAACAGTCTTACTAAACGCAAAAATTCGAATTTTTTCTTCACCTCGAACTAATACAGGCGCATAAAAACGTTCTGATCCCATAAGTTCTCTTGCCAATGCTCGCTTTGATTCATCATTTTCTCGCTTTGCTTCGCGGAACATTTGAATTGTATATTGGCAAACAGGGCACCCTTCGCCTTGATTTTCTAAGCAAGTTACAGTTGGCTGTAAATTATAATGATGCTTAAAACGCATGAATGGCATGCGATCAGAAAATTTATTTGGCACAAATCTAATCTTTGTCTTTCCTGGCTTTGGCGCAAACTTAACCTCTTTTAGGTTAGAACTTCCGCCTTGATTATTTAATGTTTCTAGTTCTTTGTTGATTAGGTCCATATCGATTGGCATAATCGTCTCCTTTATAAATTGTGTTTTGTTAATTCTGTTAAATAATTTGATTCTAATAACAAATTAATATCTGTTATTTCTACTTTTACATAAACATTAATTCTATCCTTTATCTTGACTTTTTTATTTTTATCAAATACGTTTGTATCTAATTCCAAATTTCCTAGATCTTTAATTTTTAATATAAGCTTTTTAATTGTAAAATCAAAACAATCTAATAATTCATAATCTTTTAATTTAAAATTATAATCTAAAAACCATTTAGTAGTTGAATCTACATGAAATCCTATTGGCAGTTCGTAATTTAAAATTACATGTAAATCTGCCTGTCTTCCGTATCGATCTATATCTCCGCCTGCTGGTAACGTTACTTTTGATGTATTTTTTTGTCTGGATACATCATCTAACTTTAATTCAACCTCATCTTCTCTGATTCCTGTGCCAAGGCAATATTTACATTTTTCTTCTATACCTTTGCACTCACATGCAATCTTTCTAATATATTTTAAGTGTAAAGGCTCCTCGCCCAAAATTTGTTTTAAATTAATATTCACACCAATTTTTTTATGATTTAATATAGCAGAAACATTTGTAAAAGAAAAATCATAATCTAATCTTTTACTTTGATCTAATAGAATCTCTTTAGCTTCCCTTATAGAATTAAAAAAAGCCGCAGATCCGCCTTTATCCGGATGCGCAACTTTGATTAAGTCTCTATAAGCTTTTTTTAATTCTATTCAAGTAGAAGTGGGTTTGCAATTTAATATTTCATAAAAATTAACATTTTTTAGCATTTATTCCTCGCTACATTATATTCGTTAACCCAAAATATAAAGTTGGGGTTGGTATCGTTCCTATTAACATTAACCAATTTTCTTCAGTTTGACCCTGATTTAATCATTTTGAAAAATATATAGAAAAACTCTTTGAATTGTATTCATCGAAATCATATAAAAATGGCGGCATATAAAATATCTTATTATAGATACCAGATAAATATCCTACTGGCGGTTTTACTATATCAAATATCGTATTTATAATTAATTCGTTAAAATAATCACGGTATGCAATATTTGTATTATCACCAGTAGATATTTTTATTTTTAAATTTTCGATAGCTAAAGCCTTGCTAGGTAATAATATAACTTTATTGCCATGCGACTTTCAAAACGTTTCTACAATAAGACTAATATGCTTATGAAAGTTTTCAATATTTGAAGGAAAAGAATCAAATTTCCGATTATCAAAAGCTAATTCTAATAGTGCTTCCATTGCTTATTATACTACTTTAAATTGTGAAATTACTTATTTTTTTTAGGACGACCAGATTTTTTCTTAGGAGTTTTTGCAACTTCTTCAATAACTGGTTCGGCAATTTCTTCAACAACCGACTCAATAACTGGTTCGGCAATTTCTTCAACAACCGACTCAATAACTGGTTCGGCAACCGGCTCGATCTCTTCGCTAATTTCTGCTAAAAAATCTGTAAGTTTCACGGGCTGAGGAGCATTAACCGTTTTATTTCGTGTAAGTTTAATTCTTCTTCTTGGCATTTTTTCGTTTCCTTTATCTTTTTTTTAAATTTAATGTCATTGCAAATACATTTGCTAAATCAATGAACGTATTTGCTTCTTCAATATTTTTTTTCAAAATCAATAACTGATGCGCTGATAACTTTATTAAGTATGTATGCTCAGATTTTTCTAAATATAATTCCTGTAGTCTATCTAACGCTTTTTCTATTTTGTTTACAATAAAAATTTTGTTAAAAGGCTCATTTGGATTTGAACCTTTGTTTCGTCTCGTTGATTTAAATTTAGCAGATTTAATACTTAAAAAATCTTCAACATTATCAAATTTTTCTCATTGTACTTTTGATAATTCGGTTTTTAAACCTAATTCATTTACAATAGCCTTGTATAAGCTATTATCTCCTTGAGATATTAGGCTTTCGATTTGAGTTATTATATTATTATCACTTGAACTTTTATTAATTTTTGATAATTGCCCTGTCTCAAACTGTCAATTTGATGTTTTTAAAGATACAACATGTTTGATATCTTTTAAATTTTCGCCTTCATAACCTGTTACTTGTGATGTTGCCGCAACAGATCCTATATACTTCATCATTTCATTTAATATTTTTAAACTATTTTTAATTTCATTATCTTCCGACGTAATATTACTCATTTTTATTATATTCGTCGAGTTTATATCTTTAAATATAATTTCTCCATTAATTCAATTGCCTTCTAATAAGCCGGAAGCTCTTAGAATATTAGATGGAATCTTTTGTATTGATTGCTCTATCGCAGCTGCACCAGCTTTTAATGCTGTTTGCATTGGGTGCGCGTTTGATAACAAATCACTTGTGTCCGATGTTATATTTGATCCAAAATTATAGAGAACTTTTCCTGAATTAACATCTAGACCTCATGATATTTTTAAACCGTTTTCTAAATCAGAAAATAATTTCATTTCTTTTAGCTTATTTTTTAAAATATATTTCTTATCTCTTATAATATAAGCGTCGGCGTTTTTATTAATTTTAAACGCAGGATTTAAGCTGCCATAATCCGCAACAAATCAAATTTTATTAAAATCATTGGTTACTCTGTCCAAACCTTTAGGAATCGGTAATGCCGGTGATTTTTTTAATTCTTTTTTTCTCTCAGCGGCAGCTAATGCAGCAAAATTAAAATCCTTGGATGGTTGCGGCTTTTTGGATTTTGATTTGCGTTGCTTTTGCTTAATTTCTCTTTCTCTAGTTTTGCCCATTGCCCATAATTTTGCCATTTCGTAATCATGCAATTCTTTACCAAATCCACGAATAGCTTTATCAGGATCTTTTAATCGTTTATTTCAAGATCTTCAATTATGATGTACAGTTTTTCACACCATACCAGGCGCACGAATGCCTTGTCTGTGAGCATCTTCCAAAAGAGGCTTCGAGTTTTGTTTGTGTTCTACTCTTAATAATATTAATTGATTTAAAAATTTAACATAATCGTTTTTACATATTTCATTATTTATTAATAATGAATTTATTAAGATATTTAAATTACTAAAATTATAACAAGGGCTGATTTTAAAAACAACAGGGATAGGCTTTTGTTCTTCTTCGAATATTAAGCCCTTTTCTATTAACATTTTAATGGCTTTTAATCTATGGGCTCCATCTTCTATAACAATATCATTTTCTTCTAATCTAATTAATATAGGCTCATTTAATTTGCCATTACTATTTTTAATACTAATTAAAAACCTGGCCCATTCATATTCAGAATATCTACCAAAATAATTGTTTTGTGGCTTCCCATCTAAATCTAATATAATTCTTGTACAGACTTCTGTTTCAGTTGGCAGTGTTTTAATAAAATTATAAGAAATATCAATAGGTTCTAAAATTTGAATATAGTTATTATGATTATTATCATGTAACTCTAAATTTTCTAAAAGAGTATCTTCGGCTTTATTTTTTAAGTTTTTCATATCATTCCTAGAAAATAGTAATTAAGTTATATTTATATATAAAAAATATCGATAAATTTAACTTAATAAGTGCCGTTTTCAATATCTATATGTGAATTTTCTACTTATTTCGATTCTTTTCTTCTCATTCATAATCTTATTATTATGTAACATTTTTGGTTTTTTAATTTGTTCTAAATAAAGATTATCTCAAACATAATATAAACCTGCATAATCAGGAACATCATCGATTGATATTAAATCCTTTGGTACAACAAAACTAAAATAGTTTGGTGTGCTGTTTTTTCTTACTCTTTTATCTTTTTTCATTAATTTTTCAAAAAGTTTATGTTTCTTCTTTTTGAAATCATGTTTAAAATCAGATTTTGAAATTTTAATTTCATATTCTTCTAAATAACCGGACATTAATTCTGCTAATATATCAGATTCATTTGTAAAAAAATAAATATTAGGAATAATCCATCTTCGACCCTTTTCTAATATATGATCAAAGATGGATTGTTGTATGTTTTTTTCGTTAAGCTTCATAAATAATTAATTAATTCTAATATTTCTTCAATTCCTCGTTAATCATTTCGTCAATAAGATCTTCAAAAGTATATTTATGCTTCCATCCTAGTAAATTTCTGGCTTTAGAGCAATCGCCTTTCAAATGTTCTAATTCTTCTGGCCTTAAATATTTTTGGTCTAATTCGACATATTTAGATCAATCTAAGTCTAAAGCCTTAAAAGTATATTCAACCAAATCTTTGACGGTATGAGATATTCCGGTCGAACAAACAAAATCATCTGGTTTATTTTGTTGCAACATTAATCACATACATTCAACATAATCCTTTGCATGACCTCAATCTCGCGAAGCATTTAAGTTACCTAATTTAAGTTTAGTTTGGAGTCCTTTTTTAATCCTTATCGCCTCTTTAACAACTTTTGCTGTAACAAAATTTGATCCGCGTCTTGGGGATTCATGATTAAAAAGTATACCATTACTAACAAACATCTTGTAAGATTGCCTATAGTTTCGTGTAATATTATAAGAAAATACTTTCGCGCATCCATATGGCGAAACTGGACTCATTGACGTAGTTTCTCTTTGAAACCCGTCGTCATCAATATTATTGCCGAACATTTCTGAACTTGATGCTTGGTATACTTTTGCATCTGGACAAATTAATCTAACTGCTTCTAATAAAACTAGCGTACCTACACCAGTCGTTTGGGTTGTATATAGCGGCTGATCAAACGAAATTCTAACATGACTTTGAGCTGCTAAATTATAAATTTCATCTGGTTTAACATCTTGCAACACTCGAACTAACGATGCCATATCCGTCATATCTGCGTATATTAAATTATCTTTTATTTGCTCGTAAATTGTATTTAGCCTAGATGTTTGATTTTCTGATACAGAATTTCTTTTAATTGTTCCATAAACTTTATAACCTTTGTCTAAAAGAAATTCTGCTAAATATGATCCATCTTGGCCATTTATGCCTGTAATTAATGCTATTTTCATTTATTTCCTCGCTATTTTATAGTTATTGTTAAATCATTCTATCGTTTCTTTTAGACCATCTTCGATTGATGTAAATTTGAAGTTAGGTAAATATGACATTAATTTTTTATTACTAGATGGCTTTCTATATTGTCCATCTGACTTCGTTTTATCAAATATAATATTACCATCGAATTTCATATATTTAGCAATTAATAAAGCAATGTCTTTTATACTAATTTCTTCTGATGTTGAAAAAATTATAGGTTCTTCTTCGTTATAGTTTTCTAACGCTCACATTGTTAATATAGCAATATCTTTTGTAAAAATAAATTCTCGTAAAGGTTTTCCGCTGCCTCAAATTATAAAATCTGTGTTATTCTTTTTTGCTAAATAACATTTATGGATTAAAGAAGGAATAACATGGCCGTTTTCTAAATTAAAATTATCGTTTGGACCATATATATTTGTTGGTATAACGTTCACGATATTCATTCCATATTGTTCTCTATAAGCTCTTGCTTGTACATCTAACATTCTTTTTGCATAAGCATACGGATAATTTGAAGTATGAGGTTCGCCGGTGTGAATTTGATCTTCTGTTAACGGATAAATAGGATTATCGGGAAAAACGCAAGTTGACAAGAATGAAACAACTTTTTTAACTCCGGTTTGACGCGCGGCTTCAATAACATTTGTGTTTATCATAATATTATCAAAAAAGAATTCGCCCTTATAATTCATATTTCCACCTAAACCACCAACTCTGCCGGCTGTATGAATTATTTCAGTGGGTTGTATCTCTTTAAATAATACCAAAGTCTGTTGAAATTCACGAAGGTCTATGTCTTGCGTAGAAATTCTTTTTCCACTTAAGGCTGTTGCAACTAAACCATTTCCAGTTATTAGCATTTTATTCTCCCTTACTATTATTAATAATATTACATATAAACTTTACTTCTTCTGTCGTTATTTCATGATTGTTTGGCAAATATATACCAAGTTTATCTACTATATCTGCGTATTGGAATTCCTGAGCTCCATATAAATTTGATCAGAATGGTTGTTTACCAATGTTGCCGGCAATTAACGGACGAGTTTCTATATTATTTTTCTTTAAATTATTAATTATATTTTTTATATTACGTGAAATAACCGGGTATGCAAAATTAGAAATAAATATATTTTCATCTTCTGAAATTTTGCACATATTATGATCTATATATTTTTTATATAAATTATAATTTTTATTCCTAATTTTTGATATTTCATCTATTTTTTTTATTTGTTCTATACCAATATATGCTTGTAGATCTGTGGCTCGAAGATTGAAGCCGGGATAAACAAAAGTATATTGCTTTTTAAAATCATCAATATTATAATTTTCTAGCCAATCATTTTGAGTTTGTTCATTTACATCTCTAACCCAGCCATGACTTCGTATTGATTGTAAAATATTATACAATTCTTTATTATTTGTACAAACCATGCCGCCTTCGATAGTTGAAATATGATGTCCAAAATAAAACGAGAAAGAGCTCATTAGACCAAACGATCCAGTTTTTTTCCCATAATATTCAGATCCTACGCTTTCACATGAATCTTCTAAGATAATAACTTTATATTTTTCGCATAAGGCTTTTATTTCGTTCATTTTATTTGGTATGCCTAAAACATGAACTAACATAATTGCAGCTGGGGATTCTTTTATAAAAAGAGTTTCTAAGTCTTCTATATCTAATCCCAATGTTTCTTTATCGCATTCGCATAGAATTGGCTTTAATCCTAATTGAATTATTGGAGAAACCGTTGTTACTCATGAAATACTTGGGACAATAATTTTATTATTTTTCATTTTCTTAGATAGTAAAAGAGAATATATTATAGCTAAATTGGCTGAGGATCCAGAATTTACAAAAACCGAATATTTTACTCCTAATCATTTCGATCATTCATCTTCGAACTGTTTTGTTAATTCGCCCTTCGTGAGGCGCGGATACGTTTTTATTCAATCGCTTAGTAAGTCTAATTCAACTTTACTAATAGTATCTCTAACTAATGGGATTTTATTCATTTTGCCTCTTTTTCTTCTTTTAATAATTTTAATTCTTCAATTGTGTCAGTTAATAATAAATTATACATACATTCTTTATGTTCTAAATAAAAAATATTATTTTGTTCATTTAAATTATTTGGCATCTCTTTTACGAAATCTTCATAATTTAGATCAAAAGCTTTATATAAAGATCTAATAAAATCGTTGACGAAAGTGAGTCTTGCTGAACCAATAATAGCATTTTGCTGTAGTGAAATAGATTGATTCACAATAAATTTTGGGTGTATTAAGTCCCTATAAAAATACGTGTTTCCTAATTCAATTTTTTTTAAATTAATAATTGAGTCAAAAACTTTTGCAAACAAAAAGCCATTTTTTCTATAGATTGAATTAAAATTACTTAAATAATGTATAATTATATTTGAATATTGAGCTTTGTGTGTTAAAAGATAATCTGTTATATGCCTTTTTGATATAACATAATTTGACATAGTATGTTTAAATGGAGTATTAATGTTTATTGGTCCATTTTTTTTATTTCATAACTCTATTGTTGAATAAAATATTATTTGTCTACTTCTTTCTTTGAAGAAATTTATAAATTTTAATGTATAATCATAATTTACTTTCATAAAATCATTTAATGTTAGACTTCTATTAAAAGTTCTTTGCTCAGCAAAACAAATATAAACTCTATCAAAATTTCTAAGCTTAAAATTCTCAAAATCTATATTTCTTGCTGATATTTTTTCATATGTATTATCGAAATAATAAGCTAGCTGAGATGTATTTCCAATAATTAAGTTTTTCATTTATTTATATAATTTGACAGAATCTTCAATTAATGACTTGCCACTAATAATCGCAGCTTCAAGCATTTTATTTATCGCTTCAATATATTTTGGCCTTTTTTGTTTAAAACATATATCAATTTTCCTTTTAAGAGCTGCGACCTCGGAATCCGAATTGGATGTGGAAATTGCATCTTCTAAATATCACATTCTACAATGCAGAATACATAATTTTTCAATAACCTCACCAATGTTATCGGTTTCAATTAAATTATTTGGTAATTCTACGCTTTTATCGCGACTTAATATTTTTTTTGTGGTTTCTTTAATAATTTTTTCTATATTTATTGCTATCATTATTACTTTCCTTTATTTTTATTATAAAATATTTTTTCTTATTAAACTAATAATATTATTTTCAATGAAGTTATTAGACCAAATCTGGGTTGCAAGTGAATCTTCAAATCATATTCCTTCGTGCTTTCTATTTGTAAAGCTTATATATTTTTTATTTTTAGATAATAAGTTCTCTTTTATATGAGTAAAGCAATATGGGCCGCTAGCGCGACCAATAATTATATCGCAAAAAGTAGATAAATAACTTATTTTTAATAATTCGTTTTCCGAATCATTTATAATTGAAGATGTATGCATAATATTTTCATTTAAATTTGAATTATTTGTTATAATAAATAAATAATTAAATTTATCAAAATCTTTATTTAATTGAAGAATTATTGGGTCAAAGTTAAAATTAATAGACTGGCCTGATTGCACTGCGCCATTACATATCAAAATTATTTTTTTATATTTCCGCTTTAGTCGTGTCATTTCTTGTTTAATATTTTCAACAGTCAATTGTTGAAAATATATTACTGGCAACAAATCATTGTTTATAATATTTGTTGTATCAATATTTAATTTATTAAATATTTGCATTGCTATTTTTTTATGATTTTCGAAAGTACATCCGCGCCAATCAAGGAAGCTATAAAAATTTTTCCCGATTCAAGTATTGATAATGTTGTCATTTCAATAGTCTAATTCTTTGCTTCATAAAACAGATTTGCCGGCGTAATTACATGCTTCTAAATCATTCAATAAATTTTGTTTATTGTTATGATGATATTCGATCTTGAATTGTTCTTTTTCTAAAATATTTAAAATCATTCTAGAATAAAAAACATCTCCGTTATGAAAATTATTAAATAATTTTATTGATTTGTTCATTAATTGGGTTCCGTTTTTTTATAAATTCTTCTAATTTACTTAGTATTTATTTCTCAATTAATCTGTTTTATATTTTTCACCATTCAATCTTCACCATTCATATATTGAAGTGCTGTTTTTAAATTTCTTTCGATATAAGGTATCATATTAAAGTAGACATCTTTATTTATTTTATTTAAAATTAAATCTAATTCTGTAAAATTTTTAAAATCTAAGATTCCGTTTTTATCAAAAAAATCTCCAATATTTTTACAGCCTCAATAGATAGGTATCGTACCTGTTGCAAAACAATCTAATATTTTTTCTGTAAAATAATTTTTTACAGAAGAATTTTCTACAACTATCTGAAACATGTAATCTATACATACATCTTCTTTTTTGTCAAAGTTGTTTATACCTTTACCAAAAGCTTCGATATAATTATATTTTTTTATTATTTGATGTCTTAGTTTATGACCGAATGTTCATTTTTTATATGATACAACAATATTTACTAATTTATTTTTTTCATATATTTTATGATTTTTTTCTTTAATTCATGTTCTTCCATACGGACAGAAAACAGAATTACTAACGTTTTTAAGTAAATAGTCATCAAATGTAAAAATATAATCAAATTCTTTAGATAAAGTTTCTATTGTTTGATATATGTTTGGTTTAATCGCTCGAGGTTCATTTAATAATGCTATTTTAATTTTACTATCGCATATAGAGACTTCTGTTATAGAATCATCAACAAAAAAGGTGATTCCATCTCATTTTTTCTTTTTTAATACAGGAATCGTATACTTTGATCTATTGGCTAGATCGTCTGGTGGTATATAATTTTGATCAAATATATTAATTAATTGCATATTTTTCTCATATTTTTTCAATTTCTAAATTTAATATGTTAGCGGAGGAATCACTCGTACTTACGCCGTTAGGATTATGATAATAAAGACATAATGGTTCTTTAATCATATATAACTTTGAAATATTGTGTATTGCTATTCACATATCTCAATCTGCACTTATTGGGAAATTTTCTCCATCAAAATATCCGCAAATATTATGTAATTCTTTACGCCACATTGGGTCTGGTCCACACTGACTTTTTTTAAACCAATTTATGTCTTCGGGCGGCAAGCGGCGGCTCATCCCAATCATTCCTTGTGGATTATAAATGGTATCATTTTCGATAGTTGTAACATTTAATCAATTATATACTAAACCTATATCAGACTTTTTTTTAAGAATGATATATTTTTTTTCGTTTGCTTTTGGATATCTACGATCATCAATATTTCAATTTGTAACAATCTTAGTTGTTGATTTTTTTATGCCTTCGTTCCAAGCATTATAAACGCCTTTGCCGGTTTCTTGATAAAAAAATATGTTATCTAGATGAGTATATTTATCAAATATTTTATGTCATTTTGTATATATAATTATATGTTCCGTTCATCTAAACATTGTTTGTTTTTGGATATTTTGAAATCATCCTTCGATGGAATTTAAATATTTTTCTAGCGAACCAATAGATCCTATGACCGATAAGTGGTAGTTTTTATTCATAACTTTTCTCCACTTCAATAGTAATTTTTGTAAATAATTTAAAGATTTTAGTTTCTATTAAACTATACTGATCTTTCAGTTCATTGTAACCGTTATCATTCGTATTGGTTATCTTGGTTGTCTCCAACTCTTGTTGATTTTTAAATATCATATCGTTAGTTGATTTATCAAATTTTTGGTGAGGTATTGATCTAACAAACCCTGCACCTTGTCTGTCTCATGATAACCCACTCTTTTTAACTCTTTCTAGCAAATCATCATCTTCAAACCCTCAACCTCAAAACTGATTGCTGAAGCCGTTTATTTGTTTAAAGTTCTCGATGGACATTTTTACTATTCCACCGAAACCATTTTCTAAATGCACCTTTTTGTCTATGCGTATTTTAGCATCTTTGATGTATTTCATAACATCGTCGTTGTCATTTTTTAAATAATTTACTAAAATATTGCTATTATCATGCGACTCTATGTAATGGCTTATCAAATGTTTAGGTGTTTCGCTAAAAGAATAGTCTACAACATTGTCGCTTAAGGTTGTAGGAAGGAGATCAACATCATGTAATACTACATAATCAAAAGAATCATCTAATAACTTCACACCGACGTTAAATAATAAACCTTTATTAAATGGTTTATCTTCTATTTGTTCTATAACAAATATTTTAAAATTAATATTTTGATTATTTAAATATTTAGTTATATAGGGAGCAAACTTAATTAAATGCTTTGCTCTATTTCTATATGGAACTATTATTGCCAACTTATGCTTTATCATAAACAACTCACTTAATCTTATTTAACTTATCTTAAGTTAAATATTTTTATTGTAAAAACTTAATAATTCTTTTGAGAAATTTGATTTTGTATATTCGTTTTCAAAACCTTTATTATAATCAAATTCATTATTCATTGCTTTTTCAATAGCATTTACCCAATAATAAGGGTTGCTTAAATCACCTTCAATAGGAATATAAGCGTCTGAGTTTAATAAATATTCCTCTGATCCTAAACCTGCATTACCAACGACTTGGCATCCGCACATTAACGCTTCTAGCGCCGGTAATCCGAATCCTTCACCATCTGTCATATTTAAAAAGATTTTACTTTCTTTTAAAATATCAGCGACTTCTTCTGGAGTCTTATTTGCAATTACAGCAACTTCCCATCCATTTAACTTACCCATAGCTTGGGCGAGCGAAATAGCTTGATAGTATTTAATATCCACTCCTTTTCGGGGCATGAAAGCAATTCTATTTTTCTTTTCTTTCGGCTTAGAAACGGTTTTAATATCTAAATCGCCGTCTTCCGTCTCAATAACTTCTTCTATTTCTTCTATTCCAAAATCAGTATTGAACAAAGTTGTTTCTACATAATTAGGAATCTTAAAAATATTTTTTCTATCAAAAGGATTTGTTGTGTTTAAATCTTCAATAAATTGAGTTACCTTATCGCTTACTGTCATGATCTTATCGATTTCTAATGCATTAAATGGCACGACCTGCTTAAAGGAATTAAGCATTGACGGAATTATATAAGACCAACCTTGTGCAAATAAAACTTTCTTTGAAGTAACTTCAAATTGTTTAAACAGCTGGAAGAAATTCATGAAGCCTTCGGGAATAACGATAACATCGTCGCTTGCAAAATTATGAATTTTTTCTACGGGCCTTCCTTCTTCGAACTTAAACATATTATCTAGATAATAAAAATTTAAATATTTAATGTCTTTGCCGAACTTCTTATTAATCTTTCCGAATTCTTTTTGAAGATGTACAATATATGCATTATGACCATTTTTATTTAATTCAATAACGTGATCATAAATAACATTAATTCCTCCCGATGCCTCTTTCATATCCGGGCAAAGATAATAGATCTTATTTAATGGTTTAAAAGCTTTATTCATATTATTTTTCCTCTTTATTATCAACAATTTCGTCTTCTGTAAATGTAACTGATCCGTCTGTATTCTCGGAAGCTAATGCTAATGCATCAACAATGTCTTCTTCTTTCTTGCCAGCCTTCTTCATTGCTTCTATGTCTAGCCATTGCACAACTGAAATTTCGCTTGGATTGTAACCTTCTTTCTTCATCGCCTTCGCAATGGGAATAATTTCGTCCGTGACCAGCTTTCCGATATGAAACATAGCAATATTTTGACCATCTTCGCCCTGTTGTCTTAATACGGCCTTATTAAAGTCCATGGCTCCAATAATACTATGGGTTAAGAATAATTCATCAGGAATGATTTGATCGATATGTTTAGGGAAGTCGTCTAACCTATAAAATACTGTGCTGTTCTTTTCGTCATCAGCTTTCTTAATATCTTTAATTTCTAATTTTGATAGTAATCAGCCGCAACGTTTCTTGTTATTTTTATATTCATTCCAATGGGCTTGGATATGATTTGGTAATCAGAAGATTGGTGCTATGGATTTAAACGTACTTAGTTCGCCATATTCTCCATTAGCACAATTATCTGTGTAATTACGTACTTTATTAAAGCTATTATCATCTGAGAAGAAATATTTTAATTCGACTTGATCATTTCAAACATCAAATCTAGATTTAATACTTTCTGTATCTTCATACATATCCCGCATCTCTTCGCAAATTTGTGGCGTCGTGATTGTAACAACTTCAATTGATAAAGTTTTATCAATTTTTTGAGAAGCTATATTTCCAATTTGTTCTAAATATTGGTTTATATCTGTGAAATGATCGCAACCCACAAATACTGTGACAGTGTTTTTTAACATATTTTTCCTTATTCTTATGTAACATTAAATAATAGCGGTGGTCAGATTCGAACTGACGATTCTTAGATTATGAGTCTAAACGGATAACCACTTCCACACACCGCAATAAATTTCTTAAAATTCTTCTAATAATCAATTATTATCTTCTTTATATATACAACCAAGCTTCTGAATTTGATAATTTGCTAAATATTTTCTATCTTTATTTGTCCTATCTGCCTCTAGAACTAAAAGTCGATTTTGATAATTGCTTCAATCAATTTTATAAGTCGGATCGATTTCGCCAATTTCACTAAGAATTACTCTATTTAAAGCGTTTATTGTAAAAAATGTATTAGATCTTGCTTTTCTATTTATAAACTTTGCTCGTAATTCCTGTATTTTCTCTCGCTCTTCTTCGCCGTCCGTTGCTATTATCTTAAAAGTAATAAATTTTGAAGTATATTTTGATATTTTTTCATAGATGAAAATATCTGATTTTAAAATAAAGGTTTGTTCAATTTTTGTAGCGATTAATTTTATATCATTTATTGTAGTTTGGTTATTACAAAATATAATCATCGTTTTAATATTTTCTTCTCACATATCACAGGGAATTCCTCTTATTTTAAATTAAAAGTCTTACTCGTTGTTATCTCAAAAGGAAGGTTTGTTATTATTTTATTCAACAAAGATTTTATAGTGTCAACTTCGTCTTCTACACAATCTATAATAATTTGATCATGAATTAACATCTTAATTTTGGATCGTAATTTAAATTTTCTAATGTTATACCAGAGCAATGTAATATTATTTATCATCAAATCATTTGATTCTGATTGATTGAAGTTGTTTAATAATTTATTATAATTATTATTTATATGTATAATTCTTTTAAATTTAGTCTGAATATAATCTGGCATGTCAGATCCTATTCGTTCTTTTACATCTAATTCTGGATAATTTTCTAAGATTAATTGCTTTATTAAGACTTCTTCCATATCAAATGAAGTAGATCCATATAAAAGCTTAATTAATGTATTTTTTATTAAACTTCGACTTTCTTCCAAGCTTAAATCATTTTTAATATAGTTATATATATCAAAACTATTTGTAATCTCAACATTATCAAGCATTTTGGTATAATTTTTAATGAAATAAAAGACTTCCATGCCATTAATATCCATAGAAATGAATTCATCAAACTCTGGTACAATGATTTCTCTTGTCTTATTTTTTGGAATTGATAACAAATTGATTTTATTTATATTATTTGCAGTTAATCTGCCTGTTATCGAATTATTATGCTTATAACTTATGGGAAACAAATTTGTATCATTCTTATCACAATAGGCCGATATCTTTGAAAGGAATGAATTTGTTTGCTTTTCTCCAGATGTTTGCGCATTCATATTATTAATATCAATTTTTAAAGTTTCTTTCTCGATATCTGATAAAACAAACGAAAATAATTGCATTCTTTTCAAAAGAGTCTCTTGCTCTAATTTAATATGAATTTTTTCAAAAATTATTCCATAATAATATAAAAACGCTGATTCAAATATCATAACTTTATGAAGAATATGCCTCGGTATATAGTAATGTGCCGAGGTTGTCTTATGGACTTTGTCTAATATGATTTTTACTTTTTGAGAATATTGATTATGTTCATCAAATAGGTGATTATCCTTATTTAAATTAATAATATAATC